ACCTTTTCTGTTGACTCTACGTTTAGGTAATAATGTATTCCAGAACTCATCAAAACGAATATATGTTCTACTCTTCTCTTCTCTACTCTTCTCTAGGGGAACATTTTGTTCACAAGATGTTATCAAGTTGTTATCATCTTGTAACCAATGTGATAACATGCTGATTTGGTTGTTTATAAAATCCTCTGACTTCCTTAATCTAAAGGCTATCTTGTGGACTTCAGGTAGTTCACCATTGTTTTCAGATGCTAACAAAAGTAGTTCAATTAATGTAGCTTTATTGTCTGATGACAAATTATGCCATTCATAATCTTCTAATATCTGTCTGTATACTTTTATCCAAATCACGTTTCTATCTTTCATAGGTGGTTGAAATTTATCCCAGTTTCTAACTCTCAAAATACACACTCCTCATATTCATCTAAATTAAAATTAATCTTCTTAACCATGTATTCTGGCTTGTTGCTAACAAACCATTTTGCATCTGCATAAGTTGTAAATTTACGCAATGCAAATCCCTCTTTGTCTACTACAAAATGGCTAAACCTTGTTATTGAGAATGTATTCAATTTGAATAGCCCTATATGATGGAATGTCTTTATCAGGTGTTTTAGCCCAATATGCAACGGCTTGTGTGCTTATATCAAGCGCATTTGCTAATTTACGTCTGCTGCCAAACTTGGCAACTGCTTCATTGTATGTCATGTAATCTCCTTATAATTGTTTACCTTTTTCGTATATTAACATTAATAATAATAATAATGCAAATAATTTTACAAAATACTTGTAATTTATTTTTTTATGGTATATAGTTTAATTGTGGTATTAACAAAAAGGGAGAAATACTATGTTAAGAAGTTACGATAGTTGGTTGACAGATTACGATGGTTATATAGAATCATTACCTCGTGCAGACTATGATATTAAGTACGACCAGGATGAAGATGTTTATATGGTCTTTGAAAACAAAATGTATCTTGAATCATTTAGTACCGAATCAGATGCAGAAACATACATTAATTATTTATTGGGAGTATAACTATGAGAGAGTTTAATCACTGGTCAGAATCAATTAGAGAAGATAAACGTAAAGATAGAATGGATAAAGTAATATTTGCTTTATTAATTATCGGTGTAGGAGTTGTAACATGGATGATTTAACATACAAAAATACACCATATGTTCATTTGAGCGACATCCAGGCAGATAACGATGCAGCTCTAGCTAAAATACAACAAGAGGAGCAACAACAAATGGAAACTAAAAAAGCACCAAAGTTAAGAACAGTAAATATTAAAGGCAAAGAATATGTTGAGGTGAATGAGCGTATTAAAGCATTTAGAGACATGTATCCAACAGGTTCTATAATGACAGATATTGTATCTAACCAGGATGGTGTATGTGTTATCAAAGCAGTAATTGTAGTTGATAACCAGATTGTTGCTACTGGTCATGCTTATGAAAAAGAAGGCTCTACATTCATTAATAAAACATCTTATGTAGAAAACTGTGAGACATCAGCAATTGGTCGTGCATTAGGTTGTTTTGGTATTGGTATAGATACATCGGTGGCTAGTGTAGAAGAAGTAGCCAATGCTATCAAACAACAAGGTGGAGACCCTTTCTAATGGAACATAATATGGAACAGCGCTCAGAAGCATGGCATCAGCACAGATTAGGTAAGGTTACTGCAAGTAAGGTAACCGATGTGCTTGCCAAAATAAAATCAGGGGAAGCAGCAATGCGCAGAAATTACAAGATGCAACTTGCTACTGAACGATTAACCGGACAAAAAACAGATTCCTATTTTAACCAAGCTATGCAAGATGGTATAGATAGAGAAGATACGGCTCGTGAAATATACGAGATTGTTCGTGATGTTAAAGTAGAACAGGTTGGCTTTATAGACCATCCTACAATTAAAATGGCGGGTGCTAGTCCTGATGGACTGTTGCCTGATGGTGGCATATTAGAAATAAAATGCCCAGTCGAAACCACCCATACAACTAATTTGTTAGAACGTAAGTTGCCTAGTCGATATATCCCACAAGTACAATGGCAGTTGGCTTGTGCGGGAAAAGACTATAAATATGCTAACTTCGTTTCTTACAATCCAAACTTTGAGCCAAAACTACAACTCATGTACGTTGAAGTAGAACGTGATAACGAGTATATAGAAATGCTTGAAGAAGAAGTGTCTATCTTTTTATTAGAGGTAGACGAAGTTATTAACACTCTTAAAGAGTTAAACAAGGAGTAAATTATGAAACAAGTAAATCAAGTTATGATGACCAATGATTACGATATGTTTGAAACAATAGATGGAAACAGAGAAGTCAACAAGATACATTTGCGTAGACTAAAAGAATCTATTAAAGAAAAATATATTACAGTCCCAATCATCGTGAATGAATATAATCAGATTATTGATGGACAACATCGTTTTCAATCTGCTAAAGAACTGGAGATGCCTGTGTATTATATTAAAGTTAATGGTTTAGGTTTAAAAGACGTACATCGTTTAAATACCAATACCAAAAATTGGACTGCTGATGCTTACTTAGATGGATATTGTAAGTTAGGTAAGGAAGATTACATTATGTATCGTAACTTTAAACAAAAGTATGGGTTTGGTCATAACGAAACTAATGCTATATTAACAGCTAGGTCTCGTATGGGCGGTAATCAAAACCAAGCATTTAAAGATGGTACTTTCAAAATCATTAACTATCATCAAGCAGTCACTAATGCTGAAAAAATATGTATGATTAGTAAGTTCTACGATGGCTATAAACGCAGAGCATTTGTTTACGCTATGCTAGATTTATTTGAAAACCCTCAATATAATCATGCAGAGTTTTTAAACAAACTATCTTTCCAATCTGTGAAGTTAGTAGATTGTACAGATGTTCAACAATATCTCATTCTTATAGAGGAGATATACAATTTTAAACGTAATAAACAAACAAAAGTTTATTTTAGATAAGGAGTAATATATGGCACAAAACCCACAATATCCAAACAGTATCGCAATCTTTAAACAAGATGATACTAGTAATAATAAACCACAATATACAGGCACAATTACGCTATCCAATGAAATATTAGCTGATTTAAAAAAGCATGATATTTTAGAGTTGTCAGTATCTATGTGGGTTAATGAAAGTAAAAAGGGTACTAAATATCAAGGAGGTTCTATTGATATACCTTACAAAGTTAAACAAGGTACTGCTGCTAAAGAACCAGCTCCGGCACTAGAGGGTGATGATGCGCCATGGTAATGTGATTAGGTTTATACCTAAAGAAAATAGACATATGTTGCCTGGTCATGCAGTGATATTAAATCATGCTAGACGACAAAGTCAGGTAGGATTGTTAAAGGTTGAAATACCTTTTAGGTGGATTAGAAATAATACTGTGATGTACCAAAGATTAATGGGGAACGTTTAATGTTCCCCGTTAAACATTACTTGTTAGCTACGTACATTGTTACTTCGAAGCCAAATCTCATTTCTGTTGCAACTGGTTTTGTCCACATAATGTTATCCTTTCTATATAGATTTTGTTACAAGTATAATTATACGCTTGTAGCTAAAAAGCAAAGACAATGGAGAATTAGTTTATGGTAAGTAAAATCTTGAGTTATATCGTAGCATTGATTATACTTTTTCTAATCTTTGGTATAGGATTACATTATTATGTATCTGAACCAATAGAATCAAAAGAAGTATTGTGTCACAAGGGTAAACTAATACATAGGATAGATGATGACGGAACTGTGTATATTAGAGTAAAAGGCGTGTCTTGTGTGTTTGAAAGAGGCATGATAATTATAGAGGAGCAATTATGAGTGAAGAAATTACAAAGTATCCAAAGTATTATGTAATTGATGAAGAACGTGGTTTAGAATTGCAGTGGTTACAAGATAACTTAACTAGCCATCTTCAAGGTGGTGAGGCAATTAATATTGGTAATGTCATTAAATACATAGTCAGATATGGTAAAAAAGAACCAGGTGTTGTGGCTAAACGTAGCGATATAAAAAAGATGATTACTTATTTAGTAGAGACTGATAAGAAATTAGAGGTACAAGAAGCTAAAGAAAAAGCATCTATAGTTGCGCCAGATGAGTGGATAGAAGACCCACTGCATGACGAAGATTAAAACATACGGGCAGGTCTGCAATTTGTGTAAACAAAAAGCTAATACCTATGATGCTAAAAAATGGTGGTGTGGTAGAAATTTTGAGGGACATGGAATATGCAAGACCCATTTAAAATCAAAGAACCAACAGTAATTAGTTTTAGCGGTGGTCGTACATCTGCGTACTTGTTATGGCGTGTATTACAATCTAATAATGGATTGCCTGATGATGCAATAGTATGTTTTGCTAATACAGGCAAAGAAGAAGAAGCTACATTACAGTTTGTTAAAGATTGTGAAGATAAATGGAATGTACCAATAACATGGTTAGAATATGTATGGCATGAAGAACCTAGTCAAAGATTTAAAGTAGTAAACTTTGAAACTGCATCTCGTAATGGTGAACCATTTGAAGCTGTAATAAATGCTAAAAACTTTTTACCTAATACTATGATGCGTTTTTGTACACAAGAGATGAAGATATTTACTATCAATAGATATTTAAAATCTATTGGTTGGAATGATTATGTGGTTGCTATGGGTATAAGAGCAGATGAACCTAGACGAGTTGCTAAAGTATCTGCAAACAAATACGGTAAGTTTGAAAAAATTACACCATTAGCTAATGATAATATATCAGAACGAGATGTATGGGATTTTTGGAATAATAATGATTTTGATTTATCATTACCTAAAGCAAGTGGTGCATCTAATTGTGACTTATGTTTTTTAAAAGGAACAAAAATACTTACTAGCTTAATACAACAAAACCCTAGTCGTGCAGATTGGTGGATTAAACAAGAGGAGAAAATTGGTGCAAGATTTTCTAAAGATAAACCTACATATAAGGAAATGTTAAAGTTTACATCAGAGCAAATGAATATGTTTGATGATGAAACAATACCATGTTTTTGTGGAGATTAAATGATAACAAGAAGAATGGCGATTGATGGGGAATGGTTCACTGTTCAGTTTTTTAAAGAGGGTGATGGTAGTGTTAGAGTTGAAGTGGTACATGATATAAAGAATAAGTTTTATAAAATGTATCCAGATAATAAAATAACCTTTGAGGAGAGCAAAGATGAATAAAGAATATATATTGATATTAGTTATAACCATGTTGATATGGCTATGGATACAAGATGCTAATGCAAATGAAACAGTTACGATATTAAATCCAGATGGTAGTATTCAGATATGTAGCGTAACAGATAGCGGGGTAATTGTATGCCTATGAGCAATCCTAAGGCAGAGCATATTGACTTTAGCGAGTTTGAAGGATTAATACCAGAAAATGCTAAATGGTCAGCATCTAATTTAGATATGTGTTACCACCGAGCTAATAAGGATAGAACCAAAGATAGTTTTTTGTTTGTAGAGTGGAAACACCCAGATGAAAGACAAATGTTGCCAGGACAAAAGTATTTGTTAGAGGCGCTATCTAGGCAACCTACGACACAAGTGTTATTAGTAATAGGATGGTCTAAACCAAATGATGTGCAAGTAAACACAATATATAAAGTGAGTACAGACAAACTAACAGAGTTATCAATACCTGAAAATCAAACAGGCGTAGATAAGTTAAAATCTTTGATAAGAATTTGGTACGATTGGGTTTCACGTTGATTTGTTTTGCCATATAAGTTTTAGCCAGTATTTTAGTTGTTCTACTCGTTGTTCATCTCTTAGCTTATTTAACCACTCTCTACGCTTTTCTAAGGGCTTTTTAGAGAGGTTTAATGCCTCACAGTACCTTTGGTATTCCTGACTACAATTATGCGTTTCTGTGCCGTCTATGAGCGTTATATTAGTCTTCTTCAAGGTATATGCTATCTACGATAATCTCTACTGTGAATACATCACCATTGTTAGCAGCAAGCGTTAAAATTAACGTATCTTCGCCATAGACAATTTGACATTCTTCTATAACGCAATTTTCTATCTTGCGGGCTATTTTAGAAACGTCCATTAGTGAAACTCCGTATCTTTAGGTAAGGCAAAATACATATCAAACGCATCTGCTGTAATAATAAATGATTCTTGGTTAGTAAAGCTGATTTTTAAAAAGGATTCATTATCATCTTGGATGTATTCAATGTCTTCTACTGTTTGAT